GCTTCTACTTCGACCGGTTTGCCGAAGAAAAACTCTTTAATTGACTTGAACATTATAATGTCCTCCTTAGGTTTTATTTATAACTGACTGATGTCCTTTAGGCTCGAAGCAGGCATATCCCAAATATGCTTACGTTCAACACCCTTACGTTGGGCAAATCGCTTGCTATCACAATTACCGCAAACGTGAAAGTAGTTGTTGCTTAACCGCTTCGGACTCATATTGCCCTTATCACGTTTAAAAATTTCTGCACAACTATCGCAACGAAATACAACTACAGTCTTTTGGCGACTATATTCGTGATTGTTACCCAGCTTGCTAGTTCTGATGTGTTTTGTCTCGAGATATTCTAATGTTAGGAACATAATCGTATTTACATTAAGGTTACAAAACCATATTGATAAATATCTGATAACGTTATAATTCGGAGTTAAAATATGGCACGTCAAGACATAGACATTGGTATACAGGGTAATGATGGAACAGGCGATAGTATTCGCGAATCGTTCCGCAAAGTTAATGAAAACTTTAACGAAATTTATGCTGTATTCGGTCAAGGTGGAGCCATTGGGCTTACTAACTTATCTGATGCACAAGCATTAAGATATGTTGCAGGAGATCCTGTTGCAGATTACGGAACAGATCGTGTTATCATTTCCAAGACAGACGGTAGTGGTTTAGCAGCTAAAACACTATACGCAGGCGAAGGTATCCAGATTGATACAACTGATCCAGATAAAGTTACGATTACTAACAGCTTGTCAACTACAGCTAGTGACCCTGCTCCTCGTCTTGGTGGCCCATTAAACGCTAACTTATTCCCAATCGGTAAGATTCCAAATCCGAGTGCGGATTTAGTAGCAGCATTTAACGCTGTTCACGGTCCACGTGGAACAACTACTACTATCGATGAACTTGCTATCAGCAAGGGATATGCAGATACGCATTACGTTCGTTCACAAGGTGCAAGTGCAGGTGATGCGCTTAGAGTTCGCGACGAACCTTTAACACCGCAGATTTCAGACGTAGATTACGATCCATCACTGAGCAGCAACTATGTTGCAACAGAAACACTACCACGTAAGAATGTAGTATTCCGTGGCGGTGATACAATGACTGGCCCGTTATTGTTAAACGATCACCCAGGTGCGATTGCAGGAGTTGGAACACCAAACGGTGCAGACGACTTACAAGCTGCTACAAAATACTATGTTGATAACTCAACATATTCGAGCGCCATCAACTTGTATGTAACTACCAAGGGCGATGATACACAAGCTCTAAGCCCACGTGGTAAGGAAGGACGTTTCTGGAACTATGCTTATAAAACTATCGGCGCTGCTGCATTGCAAGCAGAAGGCTTAATTAGTATTGCACAAACTGAGCCAGGTCCGTATCGTCAACGTATTGCCTACACACAAGGTCCTGATCAAACGTTTTCAACAATTACAGAAGTATTGCTATCAAGTGGTAACAGTGCAGACACTGGCTACGTAAACGCATTTGACTTGCTACGTGCCAACAAGCAGTTTATTCAATACGAAACCATTGCCTACATTAACAACAAATACGTAAACGTATTCACATACGACAAAGCAAAATGCTCACGTGATGTGGGACTAATGATTGATGCAGTGTGTTATGACCTAGTATTAGACACAACATTTAACACAGTATTATCCGGAACTAGATATTATGCAGGCGCATCGGCAGCAGTGTTGTCTGATCAATTAATTCAAACCGTTGATGCGATTAAGTTTGTAAGAGATTCAATTGTTAATTTCTCATACAGCAACCCTAACCTAAGTTCATACGTAGGTGAGATCATTGATGCACTATGTTATGACTTGATCATTCAATCAAACTTCAGAACAACATTTGTTGGTATCCGTTTCCCGGCTGCTAATACAGGTGTTGAGATTGAACAGTTGATCGGTATCCTAGGCAATCTGAAGAGTTCTATCATCACACTTTCAGCAGTATCATCAGTGCCAGCAGCAGTTGATTCTATTAGCTCAAACATTGATTTAATTATTTCAATTATTCAAGGTGCTAAGATTGATAGACCTACACTACCAAGTGTTACTGGAACTACTAAAGGCGCACGTTCAGACGCTAGAGAGTTGTTGTTAAACAACGTTGAATTTATTCAAGCTGAAATTATTGCGTTCTTACAAAACAACTATCCAGGTCTACAATACAGCAGCGACACATGTAAACGTGACGTTGAGTATATGGTATGGTCTGTAATTTATGATACACTATACGGCAACGGTGTAACCGATGTAAACGTAGCCAGCGTGTATGCAGGACAACGTTACTGGGTCGGTGTTACTAGACAAATTGCAACACCAGAGCTACAACCAACTCTAGCTTCAATTGCGTATATCAATACGTTAGCACAATCAATCCTGCAAAACGAAGCGCCAGCAGTTGTTTATCAAACAACCTACAAGCAATATAGAAACCAAACATTCTCAAGAGCAACTGGCTCTGGCACTGATGCTGTTGCAACTCGCCAGCGTGTTTCAGACTTGCTAACAATTATTAGCGGTCTAGTAAGTGTTAACACACCGCCAACTATTGTTGATATTGACACAAGTTCAAACGGTGGAACATCTAGTTTCTTACGTGCAGCAAGAACAGCAATCTTAGGTGTTAACAATGCTAATAGAACAACATTAAGAAATAGTGCTATTACATTCTTGAACACTAACTATCCTGTTATTACTGACAGCGCATCTCTAACAAAAATTAATAATAGTTTCCAAATTATTATCGACATGTTAGAAGTTGGTATCAGTGAAAGACCTGTTATTGAATACACTAGCCCAGAAAGTTTAGCCAATGGCTACACTAGTGCTAGAGAATTAATGTTAGCTAACATTGAATTCATTCAAGAAGAAGTGATCGGTTGGATCGGTGTTAACTACTCAGGCTTCTCTTATAGTCAAGAGCTATGCAAGCGCGACTTGCAATACATCATGGAAGCTGTTGCATATGACATTACCTACGGTGGTAACTATGCAACTACCTATGCTGCTGAATTATATTACATTAACGGCGCATCACAAGTTGCTGGACAAATTACGCAAACTGTTGAAGCGATTAACTTTGCGCAAACATTAATTGCACAGATAATTCAGAACGTTGAATTACTAACATCATACCAAACTGTTCCGTTCCAAGTTGAACAATACATTAATCCATCATTAACTGATGGTAACGATGCAGTTGTGCGTATCAACGCATTGTTTACTGATATCAAGCTAGCAATTAGCACTGACGAAGTAAGCACTCCTGTAGTATTACCTAACTTAGATACTGGTGACTACTCTGCTACTAAGTTAGAAATTAGAACAACTATCCAAGGACAGAAAGCTATTGTTCAGAACGATACAATCAACTTCTTGGATACAACATACAAAGGTGGCTTCAACTACGACGAAGCTATTTGTTTCCGTGACGTTGGCTACATTATTGAAGCTATGGCTATCGACTTGGTAACTGACGGAACTTATCAAAGTATTAGTGCCGGTAAGAGCTATTATAGAAATACTAGTGCAAAGTCAATTGCAATTGGAACACAATATAGCGAAACCTTAGACGGCATCCAGTATGCAAAGTCTTTGGCAACACAAGTGTTGAACAAGACTACTGCAACTCGTTACCAAACACTATACACTCAAACATTAAACATCAGCGGAACTTTACCTAGCGTGGCATATGGCATGACTGGTGATCGCGGATTACCTAGTGCAAATGCAGTAATTGATTTTACTAACAACATGAATACGTTGATTAGTATTATTGTTAGCGGCTTTGGTGCAGCACCAACTCCAACTTTTGGATCAGGTCTATGGACTGTTAAATTCACTAACGGCGGAGCAGGATTTGTTGACCAAGGTAACCCTAGCAACAACGACATTTTACCTGCTAAGGTTTTAGTGGGTGTTTCTACTTCTGCGTATGCTAATATTGTTACATACCAACCAGGCACATTAACTCCAGCTAACTCGGCCGTTGATACAATTACATGTAGAATGACTAAGCCAGCTTACTATCAAATTGGTGAGCAGTTAGAGTTTGGTGAAAGTGTTAAAGATTTACAAATTGTTATTTTCGTTGAAGCAGGTATCTACTACGAAGATTATCCAATTAAGATATCAGCTAACGTGTCTGTTAAGGGCGATGAATTCCGTAGAACAATTATTCGTCCTAAGGATCGTATTTCACAGTCACCATGGCGTAAGGTTTTATTCTATCGTGATGCGATCATTGACGCGATGGAATTAGGCCCAATTGATTACGACAATAACTATGCAACTGATACTACATTAAGCATCAGTGCTACCAGCGGAACTCTTGTTGCTACATTAGGCGCAGGACAAGTTCCAAGTAGCTGGATTGGTAAAGTTATTGTTATTCCGGGTAGCGGCCCTAAACCAGGTAAGGCAGTTGTTGACAGCGTGTCTGGCAACTTCATGAACGCTTCTGTAATCTATCCATTCGATACTGCGGGCTTGAAGGCATCAGGCGACTGGTCACTACACAGCACTATCAACTACGGACGTCATTACTTAACTGATCCACTTGATATTGATAGTCCTGCTAAAAATAACAAAGAGATGGACATCTTCTTGTGTAATGATGCTGTTAGAATTAATAACTTGTCATTCCAAGGTCATGGCGGATTCGTTATGGTTCTTGACCCAGAAGGTCAAATTTTAACCAAGTCACCATACGGACAAGTTTGTTCATCATTCTCACAGTCAATTAACCGCAAGCGTTTTGCTGGTGGTCAATACATTGACGGTTTTGCTGGACGACTACGTGGATCAATTACTGGCGTTGCAAACAACGGCGGAACATTAACTATTACTGGTAGCGTAAACTCTGGTCTAGATGTTCGCGCACCACAACCACCTTGCGCATTCTATGTGTCAGGAACACGTTACCAGATCAACGACATTGTTAGCTACGATGCAAATACTCGAACAGTAGTTATGACAATGGATACCGCTACTCCATGGAACGGCGGCTTTGTATTCAATGAGTCAAAATGTAATCGTGACGTTGGATTGATCATTGATTCTGTTACCTACGATTTAGTTACTGGATCAAACTTCCAAGCAGTTAATGCTGGACGTTCATACTTACGTTCATACTCGAGTCTAGTTCGCGGTAACGTTCAATTAGATAAAACTGTTCAAGCAGTAGTTGAAGCGAAGAATGAAGTTTTAGCAACTATTCCAGGTAACACTGCTGCACAGTCTATCATTGAAGATAGAATGCAAATCGTTGCAGATATTTTAGCTAACGGAATCGAATCTATTCCAGCACTAAGTTATCCATCAATGACTTGGACTCTTAGCGCACAATCAAATGCACGTGATATCTTAATTGCTAACCGTGCTTACATCCAGAAAGAAATTGTTTCTTGGATTGGTGCTAACTACAACGTTGCACAGATTCCTAACTATTCAGTATCAACATGTTCACGTGACGTTGGCTATGTTGTTGACGCAATCATCTATGACGTGATGTATGGCGGAAACTCTATGACGCAAGATGCAGGTCTTGCATACTTTAGAGGAACTACATCGTATATCCCTGGTGAAGAAACTATCACTATTGCAGCATACAACAGATTAAAATCTGTTATGCAAGACGTTGTTCAAAACATTAACGTTACTGAATCTGCAGGTAATACTTTAATTCAAAACGTTAGCTTGCCAGCTAGTAACTCTACGGTAGCTACTACTATTGGCACAGTTATTGATATCTTAAATGATATCTTAGCAGGTGGAACAACTACAACACCTTATACTCCTCCTAGTAACTTTACTGGAGTAGCATCTACATTAACTACTGCAAGATCTACAATTCTTGGCGCTAAACAAAGTGTTGCTGATAACATTATTATCTTCTTAAAAGAAGGTCTTGGAACAACCATTAACATTGAAATGGGTGGTAACAAGTCAATGTTGGCAAACGACTTTGCTATGATTAACGACTTAGGTTATGCGATTGTTGCAAACAACGGCGGCGTAACTGAACAAGTTTCAACGTTCTCATACTACTGTCACACTCACTATTGGGCAAGTAACGGCGGACAGATTCGTTCTGTTGCAGGTTCTAACTCACATGGAACATATGGTCTACGTGCTACAGGTTATGTCGTAACTGAATTACCAGACGAAGTTAACCTAGCTAACAACATGATTCAGGTTGCTCGTGTTTATAAAGAAGGTTTGTTTGCTAATGAAATGACACCAACTATTGCAAAACAATCGTTGGCAGTATACATTACTGGATACGACTACGGTCCTCAGAATATTTCAGAACTAGAAATTGATCATACATTACAAGGTTCTGGTATTACACGTTACGAAGTTAACGCAGTTGAAAGAACTAGTGTAACTATTAACGGTGTTAACATTCTTAAGTTGAACTTATCAACTGCTGGTAACAACGGAACATCAAGCGTTGGTCTAGTAACAGAATTGTATAACGGCCAGTTGGTAACACTTAGAACACTACAG